CTCATTGCCGGTCGGCGCCGGCGTGTACTGCTGCGGCTTCGTCTGCGCCATGGCTCACCTCCAGTTGGTGTATCGACGGCTAAGCAGATTGACGTTTCGGATCTTCTCCGGCTGCGATGCGTCGCGCTCGGACGCGTGGAGTTGGAAGCGCTGGAAGAGCTCGTCGCGGATTGCCTTGATCGACGCGGCCTGCTCGATGCTCTCCTCCTTGAGGAGGCACTTGATCGCAACGTCCTTCACGACCCACTCGTCCCAGCCCGCGCGCCCATCGACGCGGTCCGTGCCGACGAGCATCTTGTACGGCGCGGGGTAGTACCACACGCGGTACGTGCCGCCGATCATGGGGGCGATGCTGATCTTCTCGCGACCGTTCCAGGTATAGACCCGGTAGAGCGGGAGCGACGAGAAGCCTGGGCCGTAGTACTCGTTCGCCTGCCGCAGGATGTTCTGCTGATCCCACTGGTAGCGGCGCAGCGGGTTCCAGAACGTCGTGCTGCCCGAGGACGAGTCGGACGCCCAGACGCCCTTGCACTTGTAGAAGTCGGAGTCGAGCGTGGCGACCACGGTGCCGCCCGCGCCAAGGCCCTGCACGACGGCGAGCGTGGCGGTGTCCACGTTCAGCGACGTCGTGGTGTAGCCGTGACCTGCGCTCGTGAGCGTGACGCCCGTGATGGCGCCCGCGGAGGTGGTCAGCGTCACGGTGGCCGTGACATTCGCGCCCTGCTGCAGGGTCGCGGGGCCGTCGGAGTAGCCCGTGCCGACGCCCAGGACGGTCACCGAGCGGACAACGCCGGTCGGTCCGTCGTTGAGGATGTCGAACTCTCCTTCGCTACTGGCGGCGCTCGAGGGAATGTCGACGTAGCGAAGGAGGTATTCCTGGTCGAAGAGGACGATCCGGTCGTAGAGCTCGGCCCACGACTGGTTGATGTAGGCCTGAACCTCCGCGGACGTCACGAACTGCGAGTTCACCATGTCGGCTTCACGCCGCACGGCCAGTTCGAGTTCAGCGAGCGTCCGGGAGTATGCCATCTGTCAGTCCTCTTCCTCGTATCCGCAGGACTTCACGGCGTCCTTGAAAAGCGCCGCGGCCTGCTCCCACTTGCCCTTGGCTTTCGCCTCTTCGTAGGCCTTGAGCACGGAGCCGAGCTCCGCGTCCATGCCCATCTCCTCGCCCTCGCCTTCGTCGTCGGAAGCGAGGGAAGGGGAGGAGCCGCGCTCCTTCCCCATCCCCGGCTTCTTCTTGCCGATGGCGATCATGAGGGCCATGCCGCCTTTGCCCTTCATCAGGCCGGCACCGACGAAAGGCTGCAGGTGAGCTCAACGCAAAGGCTGCCGGTGACGTCCACCGCGCCCGCGTTTCCGTTGTCGACCTGGTACGACTGCAGCGTGCAGCCGCTCGTGGTGACGCCGGTGACGTGGAAGGCGATCTTCTTCGTCTTGTCGTAGGCGCAGATGTAGCTCGCCTTGACGGAGACCACCGAGGAAACGGTGGACGAGCCGTCGAATACGACATCGTAGACGCCGGCGCCCGCATGCGTCACGGTGAGCCCGCGGCCAGCCACGATGCCGGTGACGTTCCCAGTGGCCCCATCGACGCTGACGCGCGTCGACAGGGTCACCTGCTGGACGATGTTGGTCCCCTTCTGGGGGTACAGGTATCGGTTCAGTGCCATGATTCGGCTCCTTTCTCAGGCCCCGGATCAGGTACCGAAGCCGGTGATGACGATGTTCGCACCGGGGTTGTTGCAGATGAACTGGCCGTAGTGGCCGAAACGCACCTCGTACTGATCGGCGTCGATCACGCGGAGGTAGTCGTTGTTGTCGTAGTCGAGCATCTGCGGCGCCGGGCCGAGCGTGCTGAGCTCCCACGAGGCGAGCTGCATCATGAACGCCTTGTTGCGCGGGCAGAACGGGTCGCTGATGATCTTCATCGGACCGTTCATGCCGTCGTACTCGATGGCCTTGAACGAGATGCCCGCCACGTTCGACTGGACGCGGTCGTAGACGATGTCCGAACCGAGCGCCTTCTTGAGGTTCTGAAGGTCGAGCGGGTTGATGAGGATCGTGTCGGGGTAGCCGACGCCCTGCACCGCGACGCGCGCCTCGGCCTCCATGAGGGCCTCGTTCATCGGGAGGCCCGTCGCCGTGAGGCGCTGGCCCGCGAGGCGAACCGGGTCCGCCGAGCGGTCGAGGCCCCAGAACGGGGTCGCCGTCACAGAGGACGGGATCCACGCCTGGATGCCCGTCACGACGCCGTTGGCCGAGCCGCTCGACGCGACGCCGACACCGCTCGTCTGCAGGTAGTCGCCCGCGCGGACGATGCTGTCGCCAGCCGCGATGGTGCCAGCCGTGACCGTGGCCGCGGTGACCGCGACGCCGTTCGTGAAGCCCTGGACCTGGATGACGCCCGACTGGCGGTTGATGCCGACGACGTACGCGCCGTCGCCGTTCGCGTTGTCGACCGCCGCACCGGCGCCGCCGAAGTCGTGCTGAGCGGCAGCGAGCCAGAACTGCACCTTCATGCCGAGGTTGAAGTAGACCGCGTCGGCAGGCGTCGCGAGCGTGAACGTGAGCACGCCGGCGGCAACCGCCGGGGCCGGGCTCGCCGCGATGACGCCGCGAACGCCGGTGTCGTCGCCGAAGAGCTGGAACTCGAGGTCCGCCATCTCGTTCTTCGAGATGCCGTCCGTCTCGTTGTTCCAGAGGTCGACGAGCGCGCCGCTCGTGCGGACCGCCGCCTTCATGGTCTCGCCGTCCATGCGGAGGATGCCGTAGTGACGGGTGCGGTAGACCTGGAACCGCTTGTAGGTGCCGCCGCCGCCGTTGGCGCCGTTCTTCGAGACGCCCTGCGCGATGGAGAAGCTCGAGGACGAGCCCTGCGGACGCTCGTTCTGGAGCGCCACGACCTTGAACTCACCGTCGAAGTTCGTCGTCTTCTTGACGAGCGAGAGGAGCGGGAAGTCCTTGTAGAGCGCCTGCGGAAGGGCGCCGTCCGGGTACTTGATCTTGAGGATGCTCTGGACGGCTGCGAACGTCGGGTTGGTGTACGGCATGATTCACTCCTAGTTGGTTGCTGCTTGCTTGCTTTTGTTGACTGCGGCCACGAGGGCAGCCCGCTGCTCTTCAGCAGAGAGCTGTCCAAACGGCTTGCCAGCAGTCCGCGTTTCGCTGGCAGCCTTGGTCGAGATGGTCTTCGCCCCGGCGGGCTTCTTCGCCGCGGGCGTAGACGTGGCAGCAGCGGGTGCCGCCTTGCCGGAGAGTCGCTCGAGCCGGGCCTTGTACTTGGCCTCAAGGTGGCGGATGACCGCGCGGTCGTCCGGCGCTTCGCCGTGCTGCTCCTCGTGGAGCTCGGCGATGCGCTGCGCCTCGATCCAGAGCGGCTCAGGGTCGTCCTGGAACATGTTGAAGAGCGTCGGGTACTCGCGCTCGCTCACCTGCCCGAGGAACTCCCTGCGGGCCTCCTGGAGCATCTGGCGCTGCTGCTGCTCTTCCTTCTGCGCGCGAAGCTCCTCGCGCTCCTTCTGAAGCTCGCGGATCTGCTGCTTGACCTCGTCGATCTCGGAGAACGTCCCGTCGTGGAACTGCCCCTCGCGCATGCCCGCGTCGATGAGCTCCTGGAAGTCGAAGCCGAACTCCTTGAACGTGCGAGCCGGGGCGCGGCGGAGCTTGCGGAAGATGTCCTCCACGACCTCCTTGCGCGACATGTTGACGCGCTCGTCGGCCTTCTCGAGCTTCGCTTCGAGCTCGCGCGCGCGAGCCTCGGCTTGGCGCACACGGCGCTCTGCCGCCTGACGCACCGCCAGGATCTGGTCGGCGACGTCGGGTTGCTCCTCCTCGGTCTCTTCCTCGGCCTCCTCGGGCGCGGCTTCGGCGGTCTCCTCGCCAGCCTGCGCCTCGGCCTCCACGGGCTGCTCGTCGGCAGCCGGCGCGTCGCTGGCTTCGAGGGTCGCGGTCTCCTCGGCCTGGGCCTCGGGCGCCGCCTCCTCGGCGGGGGCGGACGTTTCGATGGCGGCCTTCGCGGCTGCCTGCATGCGTGCGTACAGGTCGTCAGACATTGGGTGGTTCCTCCATTGGTGGCGCTTCTGGCGCCGGTGCTCCTGCGGGCGGCTGCTGCGCGGCGGCCTGAGCGGCTTGCTGCTCGGCCTGCATCTGCGCGATGAGCGCCTCGATCTTGTTCAGGTACTCGTTGAGCTCCGCGACGCGGTCCTCGGGGACGCCGTCGACGCGAGCCTTGTTGTAGTGGCGGCGCGCACGGTCGTACGCGACGTCGAGCAGGAGCCGCTTGTCGGGATCCGGGTACGGCTCGCCGCGGAGGATGAGCGCGCAGGTCTTGTCGACGATGTCGATGTCCGACGTCTCCATGTCGCGCGTGGCGACGATGTCGCCGAGGTCGAGCAGGTGCGCGATCTCGCGGCGGTCGACGAAGATCTTCCGGTCGACGAGCTCCATGACTTCCTGGAACTTCGCGGCCTTGGACTGGGAGAGCGAGGAGATAGGCTCGCAGCGTAGCGTGTACTCGCGGCGGTCCATCTGGACGTCAGACCAGTTGATCCGCTCGAGCGCGCCCTGACCTGGAGCCAGGATCTCCACCTGCTCGCCAGCCTCGGACGCCTCTTCGCAGGCATCGACGATGAGCCAGCCGATGTCGACGTGGAACTGGCGCACGGCCTCGTGCGCGACGCGGAACCGCGCGTCTTCCATGTCGTCGTAGACGTTGAGGGCACGGCCCGACGCCTGGCGCAGACCCGCCGGCAGGACGCTCTGGGCCGCGAGCTCGCTGATGCCCTGATAGCGCAGCATGTTCTGCGCGATCATGTCCTTGTAGGCGTAGGTGTCCGGGTGAACCGGCTGCGGGTTGAAGACGTCCGGCTTCTGCCCGTTGTACTCGATGATGGTGCCGACATCGTTGTCGATCTTGGTTTTCCCAAGGGTGCCGGCCTGCACCATGATGTGGCTGCCGCCCATGAGGTCGTGCGCCACCTGGATCTTCTCCGACAGCTTGTCGTACTCGTCCTGCGCAGCCGCGAGATCGAGCGCCATCGACGGACCGTAGAAGCCAGAGAGGACGGCGTTGAGGCGGAGGAACGCGAACCCGAAGTTCGTGTTGCGGACCCACGGCGTTGAGACGAGCGTGCCCGTCGAGAGCGCGATGACACGCAGCCCGTCGGTCGCCTTCGGCCCGGAGGCGAGGTGTGTGGCCTCGTAGACCAGGATCTGGTCCGAGTACCGCCCGCTGTTCATGTACGTCGAGTCGTCGTCCGCCGGCTTGGGCGCGTCGAAGATGGCCTTGCGGCGGGCAGCCTGCGAGCCGTAGAGCCCAGGCTGGTCCTCGCCGCCGAACGCCTCGAGCACGACCGAGCGGTCCATGTAGCAGCGGTGGTAGAGGCAGCGCGGCGTGCCGTAGCGGGCCTCGGCCTCCGACACGAGCAGGTCGAAGATCGGGATGCGCTCGATCTGGACCGTGCCGTCCTGCACGTAGACCTTCACCGCCGCCGTGCCGAAGACGAGGACGTCGAGCAGGAGTTGCGGGTAGATCTTGGCGTAGCTCGCGGCGTAGAACGCGCCGTGGAGGAAGCGGTCGAGGCGCTGTGCGCGGTACCGCTGGAGAAAGTCGCCACCGACCGTCAGCGAACTCGGCAGAGGCATCTGCCGCGCAAGTTTCGCCTGCATCGTGTTGATGGCATTGGCAGCGACGTTGAACGACACCCGGTCGTCCCACGCGCTCTTGATCGGCATGCCGAACATCCGCAGGTCGGTGCCGTACACCTCACCTGCTCGGCTCCACATCCCGCGACGAGTCGACGCCTCGTTGCGGATCGAGGTCACAGCGGAGACGACTGCGTCCGCGGGGTCTTCCTCCCGCTCGTGAACGAGCCACCACGCGTCGGTTGTCTCCGAGATGCCCGGCATGTCTGGCCAAGTATCCAGTTTTCCAAGGTGGCCTCAAGGACGAAACAAGCGACTTTTGGCCGCGCGGTCATTTTTACGACGTAACTTCTTTTCCAGGGTGTTCCAGATCTGCTTCTCCTCCTCCGGCATGCCCTGGTAGTCCTCCTCGAAGGAGCCCTGCGCGCGGCTGAGCGACTCCTCGTGCCAGCGCGTGAGGGCCATGCAGATGGCCGGCGCGTAGTCCGCGTGACGCCCGTCGTTCGTGCGCGTCAGGTCGATGCTGATGCCGTTCTGCGTGTACCGCTTCACGACGCGCTGCATGTCCTGGCGCACGAGCGGATCCGGCGGAAGCTCGACCTCGCCGATCTCGAACATCGTGCGCAGCGTCATGTACCGCTTGCTGCGCTCGCCATTCGTCCAGTGGTGAGGCACGAGGACGAGCCCGACCTGGAACGCGAGGTCGCGAAGGGCGTCGCCCATGTACTGGTCGCTGTCGAGGACGGTGACCCGGTACGCCTTGAGGATGTGCGCGATCTCCTCGAGCACGGCGAATGGCCGCAGCGGGTTGGCGGGGCTCCCGGTCCACTGCTTCGCGAGCACGATGACCTTCTGCTTGCGCCCCGAGCCCGTGGCGACCACGAGCGTGAACGAGTTGCCGCGCGTAGCGGGGTCGATGGCCGCGGTGTACGTCGCTCCGGGCAGCGGCGGAGCCACGAGCGGTTCCTTCCGCGTCGCCGTGTCGAGCATGGCGGTCGTGAAGAGCGCCTCTTCGGGGTCGGCGAACTCCGCTTCGATGTCCGTGCGGTAGATGCGCGGGTCACGGCGCGCGATCTCGAGCTTGTCGGGCGTCCAGATGAGCGGGGCCATGTCGTAGGCCGGCGCCTTGACCACGATGCAGTCACGGTCCGGCTTTCCCCAGCGTTCCTTCACGAGATCGTAGAGGAAGCCCATCGGGGCCCACGGAGAGCTGATGTAGACGAGCTGCGCGCCCGGCAGGATGCGCAGGAGCACGGCGTCGCGCAGGTCGTTGACCGACACGGCGGCGTCGTCCGAGCCCCAGCGCGCCACCTCATCGAGGATGACGCCGGCGGACCAGCGCGCGACGAGCGACGAGCCCGCTTTCGAGCTCGCCACGACCTTGATCTCGACCGGACGACCGCTCGGGTGGCGGATCATGAGCGTGTCGGCGGTCGGCGTCTCCAAGATGAGCTTCGAAAGGATGGGCGACGCCATCATCCGGCCCACGATGTGGCCGAAGACGACGTCCGCGAGGTCCTTCGACAGCGAAACGATGGAGATACGAGGGATTTCGCCTGGTCCTAGACGCGAAAGGTCGGCCCGTTGCGTCCAGTGGACTGCCAGCGCCGCTGCCGAGAGGCTTTTCGCGGTACGAATCCCGGAAACGATGGCAAATTCCGCAGGTTTGACCGGGTCCGGCAGGCGTCCACCAAACGCGCGGGCGACTGCGGGGTCTTCCGCAAGATCATCCAGAGGACGACCGTCGGCAACACGAGCAATCGCACGCTGCAGAGGGCTAGCAGTAGTAAGGCCGAAGCCCAGAGGGCTCGTGAGAAGGCCCTCGAAGTGGACGAGCGACTTCGCTTCGAGCTGCTGCTTGACCGCAGCCTCGAACGATTCGAGGATCGCATCGGCCTTGGCGCTCATGGAGCCTTGCGCGGGCGCCCGCGACGCTTCTGCTCGGGCACGCCGGCGAGGTCGCCGCCGATGTTGATGCTCTCGAGCACCTGCTCGACGGTGACCTGACGCGGGTCTTCGGCAGGCGCCACGGGCTTCTCATCCTCGTGGAGCTGGAGCTCGACGACGTTGTTCAGCGGGACCGCCAGGAGGCCGGAGCGCACGAGGCCGCCCTCGAGGCGCAGGTCAACGTGCTTTGGACGGTACAGGGTCGTCGTGATTCGGCTCGCGTCCGCCGGGTCGTACACTCCCTTGAGGAAGATAGCGCGCTTGAGTTCTTGCATGATGGCTCCTTGCGAGTGGCTCGAGGGCCTCGATGCAGGCCAGCGAGAGTTGTTGGGTGTGTTGGAAGTCGGGGGAGACAAGCTTGACCCAGCCGTCTCCGAAACTGTGGATGCTCCAGCCCATGGCGGAGGCGATGGGCTCGGCGTACTTGCGCCAGCCATCGCAGTAGGCCTTGGCGCCTTAGACCATGCGCCCGCCGGGCACGGCCTTCTTGGGCGGAGGCTCGACCTTGGGGCGGTCGCCCTTGGTCAGGCGAAGCGGGTCGAACTTCTCATCTTTGCTCATGGCTCCTCCGGGATGTCCGCCGCAAGAATCAGGCGCGACACCGTGTCGACGTGCCCCGGCGTCATCAGTCCGTAGGTGTGCTCAAGCCCGCCGATGACCGAGCACGCGTGTCGAGCGATCTCTTCACACCGCTTGCGCATGGCCTCGGCGCCGCGGCGAAATGCGTCTTTCGCCAGTTCGTTCCCATTGGTGGCGACCATCACGCCCACCTTGGTGATGCGCGCGATGGCGGCGTCACGCTGCGCCCGCGCCTCGTCGCGCTCGCGCAACACCGCGTCGAACGCCCACGGCCCGGGGCGCTCGCGCCCGCGCAGCACCGTGAGCAGGTGACTCACAGCGCGCTCGACCACGTCCGAGCCCTCTTCAAGAGGCTCCAGTAGTTCGTAGGCGTTTTCCACCTGACGAACGAACTCGCGCAGGTCCGCCCGCGCCTCGTCGCGCTCGCGCGTGACCTGCTCGAGCATCGTGCGCAGGTCGGTGTTGCGTTCGCGAGCTTCGTCGAGCTCGCGCACGGCCTTGGTCTCTCGGTCCACCCAGCGGCCAACCTCGTGCTGGGAGTGGCGGTGCTGCTCGATGGCCATGTCGCGCTCCTTGGTCACCTTCTCCAGGCGCTCGAGGAAGAGCATCACGTCGTGGCTGGCGGAGGTGGGGGCGGAACGGTGGTAGTAGCGCCAGTGCTCCACGCGCTTCTCGAAGAGCTCGTCCTCGGTCATCTTCGGCGGCTCGGCCAGGGGCGAGAGCCCGCTGCAGCGGTAGCACTTCCAGTCGGGCGTCCAGTTGCGGGTCTTCTGACCCTTGTAGCCGCAGGCGCAGCGCAGGACGCGCCTCTCGCGGGCGAGGCACCCGCAGCTCTTCACCATGCCCTGGCGCAGACCGATGCCAGAGGCGACGCGCTCGCCTCCGCAGTCGCACCGGCAGATCCAGTTGGCGCCCTTGTGGTAGGCGTTCTCCGGGTCGCGGCGGACGACGGTGAGGCGTCCGTAGCGGTTGCCGGTCTCGTCGATGATGCGGCCCATCAGCCTCGCTCTCGCTTCATCATCACGCCGTGCCGGTGGATGCAGTTGAGCAGCGCGGCGCGGGGCGTGTTGCCCCAGGCGAACTCCTCGTTGATGTAGTGCTCGTCCATCTCCTTCTGCGTCACCGACACGCGGAAGGTGCCTTCCGACCACAGCTCCACGTCGAGCGTCGGTTCGTCGAACTGGTCGCGCAGGTACGCGAGCAGTTCTTCGTCGTTCATCTCGTACTCGGGTAGGTTCATACGGGTTCCTCCTTGCTGACAGCGCGGTCCCACGCCTCCATGGCCGTCAGCGACATGTTGCCGTACGTCGGCGTCTTGCCGACCTCTGCAAGGAAGCGCCCAGGGCTCGCTGTAATGGGGATGCGCTCGATGATGTAGGAGTCTCCGGTGCGGCGACCCTCGGCGAACTTGACCTCGACGACATCGCTGCCGCGCGAGAAGTAGTGCGGGCAGAACTCCTCTTGGCCTTGGACGAGCTTGCGAAGCTCCATCATGGCCATGAAGAGATCGAGGTAGACGCCGTGGACCTTGAGTGAGCGGCTCGAAGGCCCATCGAAACCCGTCTCTTGGAGCACGTATGCGTGCATGCGCTCGATGCTCATACGTCACCGGCTTCCGCGTCGGCCTCGGCGCAGCCGAAGCAGATGACCTCGCCGTCCTCGACCTCTTTCCAGCCGGGAGGCGGGAAGGCGATGGAGGTCGTCTCAGCGTCGCACCCCATGCACTGGTACTGGCGCTCCTTCTTGGGGACCTTGATGCCGAACATCTGGCACTCGACGCAGGTGTACTGAACGTCTCCGGTGTTGGAGTTGAGCGTTCGAGCCCAGCCGACGGGCATGAAGTCGTCGGTGAGGGTCTTCTTGTGGCAGACGCTGCAGTCCCACTCGACGAGCTCTTGGTCAGCGGCCATCGCGGCGTCCGCAGCGGCGCGCATCTGTTCGACGGTGGCGACGGGCTTGGGGGCTTCGGGGCGCAGCTGGACGTAGCCGGTGAAGGATGGCTGGGTCGTGCGGATCTTGATGTCGTCTGGCGTGGACCACGGGTGAGCGGCGATGTCGTTGCGCAGCTGCTCGGTCCGCTCTCGTGCCTTCTGCTCCTTCTCGGCACGCTCTGCCATCTCGCACAGGAACGCGTTCGTCTCGAAGGCGACATCGAGAGCCTTCCAGGCCTTGCCCTCACGAGCGAGCTCGACGAGCCCGATCATGAGGTAGTGGAACCGGCCGATGGCCCAGGGCTCCTCCAGCTCCCGACAGAGCGTCTTCACGATGGACGCGAGAGCATCCACATCTTTGGTCTTCATGCGATTACCTCCGCCGGGTGTCATACTCTTTTTCCCGTGAGGCCACAAGCAGGAAGAGCAAACAAAATGCATCCCCGATGTCGAATCTGACTTCCAATCATACGCTCTATACCCGTATAGGGGACTGAGGGGTCTCTCTTCACTGTCTCGTCCGATTCGCTCTGGAGACGCCCGACAGGGCAAGCGCAAGAGCGCATCGGCGACCGGAGCGAGCGAAGACGAGCGAGGGAGAGGGACCCGGCGCGGAAGGGCCTGGACGCTGGGAGATGGAAATTTTTTGGGGCGGCTTCCCCCTACCCCCCGGGCACTACGAAGTGCAGACAGGGGTAATGACGCGATAACGATCCCGAATGACCCAGCGCGTTAGATACAGTGACGAGTGATGTGCGAAACGATCCTACACGGGCGCGTTGACGGCGCTGGGATGCGTGAGGGAGCACTAAGAGACCCCCAAGAGACCATCCCAAGAGACCATCCCGAGACCGACGCGCTAAACACGCGTGAGA